GCGTGAAATAGGCCTTCATATTGGCCTTGATTTGATCCGCATCAAGTTCTGTTACATTCAAAAGTGGTTGTGCCATATCGTTCTAAATTTAATTTATATGCCTATTAGCGAATTCTTTCCAGATAAAAGTTGACTTCCGTCTCAATATTCAATTGAATAACATTGAAATTGATCGTGATCGCATAAGAATTTATATCAGCCTGATCGATCACATTGACTACAGATACATTGACTCGCGGCTCATATTGAGCAATCACGCGTGTGATTTCTTTATTTATGGCCATTGCCGTATAAGAATCCGCGTTTTCAAACAATAGGGCTCGAATGTTTGAGCCTTTATATGGATCAAATGGCACTTCATAGAAATTGGTCAAAACCAGATTGCGCACGGAATTTTTGACCGCTTCTATATCAATGACAGGATTGACATCCTTATTGAGAGGAGAGATGAAAGGATCACGCAAATCCAAATCCGAGTATTTCTGTACTGGAGCAACAATACGTGAATTTGGTGAATTGTAATCGGAATAGCTCATCGTTGAATCTATTTATAGCGTCAATTCAAATCGATTCGACTACCTTTAATGCGAATTTGATTACCGCAAATATTGATATTTCCAGAAGGATCAATTTCAATAAATGCTCCAGACTTATGCATAAATGATACGCGTTCTTTTCCAGGAGTATCATCATATTCAATCACATGCCCTGAGCGAGTCTTTAAGACTTGATTGTATGGATAGGTCGGAGCAATATATGAGCTTGGACTTACTGAAGAACCATATGTAGCCTTTGGTGTAGCCGTACCACTTATTGCCTCAGCCGGTATATCAGAACCAGTATTTCCAGGATATGTGCCGGATGGATCTGAGAACCCTTTGGCTTTATCAGGTTTACTTGCCGTCTTAGATGCTATCGAGCCAAGGATGATAGGATCCTGTGCTGAAGGACCATCGCGGAAGAAGCCAATAACCCATGTTCCAGGAACCATGCCAGTTGCGGATTGTCCAATGCCTTTCAAATTACCAGCACCAATTGTAGATGGCGAGGTAGTTGGAAGAAGACATAATGCCCAAGGCAATGAAGAGGTAGGAAGAAGACCACGATCGTCTGTATGATATCCGATACAACGAACTCTGACTCTTCCGAGTTGCATTGGATCCATCACATCTTCAATCACTCCATGAAACCAATAGAATCCTCCTCCATTGCTTGCAAAATCATCTTTGTGATGTGTAGCTATCATATTAAGAATTGTTTAGATCAAATGTAAACGAATCACGCTTGATGCGCATGCGGCAATGATATTCCTCGTCAAACTGATGAATGACCGATGTCACTAAGTATTTACCTGAAACCGTACGATCAAACAAATCATCATAATTTCCTTTCATCTTTGCTTTAAGCTTAGTAAACAATTTCAAATCGATTGCCTTAGGAATTTCCAGAATGATTTTGCGGCCGGGCCTTAGGCTAAAATCGCCAGCCACCTGAAGCTCATGTGTGATCGTATCGAGTGTTTCCGTAGTAGAATTATATGTTCCAAGGCGATTCACCATCATGTCATGATAGCTTTTGGCAGTTCCATTGATAGAATAAGCCAATGAATTGATAGGCAGATATTCCGTAAACGCATCATGAATCGTACCTATATCTCTGATATCTACATTAGAGGTATATGGAATGCCGTATTTTTTCGATAGAACCAGATTGGAATTTAATGTCGTTTTTGGATTGATTGAGTTATAGCTAAAAAGCTCATTTTTGATTGTCTTGGTGCACAGATCAAGCAATACAGATTTTGAAGCATATGCACCATTGCTTACGGTTGGAATGACTTTAGATAGTTTGAAATCTGATGTCAAATCAAATATACGGCTTATTTGCTCTTCAAAAAAGTCAGCCGTTCCTGGTGCATTTGCATATACCTTGGCATCACGATATGTTCTATAGGTCGGATTCTTTTTCTCATCAATCAGCGTAGTCAATGATTCCATGCGAATGCCATCAATCATCGATTCATACAGAAAGAATGGCCGGCTATTAAAATCATAGGCTCGGCGCAAAAGCCAATAGCACGAATCCAATGGATTCATGTATGGAAGAACCGCATTGACTCGATCGACCGTAGATTCAATGACGGATATTCTTTTTGGATCGACCAACAATTCGCTCTTCAAAAGCTTTTCAATTTCCGTTGAGATTGGAGCAACTACGGCCTTTGACAATCGTTTGAATGCGGATACGTAAGCCTGTTTTGAGACGGCCGTGATGGAATAGATCTGAGTATTTTGTTGACTATTATCACGACCAAATATGGGATATTCAGTCACATAGAACATCAGATCAATATTTGTCCAATCTGTTCTAGTAAAATCGTGTCTTCCAATCTTTACACGGATTGTTTCTTGCCCAACTAATTGATATTCTTCAATGAAATTGGCCGCATCTTTGATATTCAATTGCAAAATCATCGATGCCGTGTATAGACTTTCCGTGATTGTAAAATCAGCAACAATGTTTTGTATATCGGCCGTTTGACCTTTATGATTGGTCAGAACAATGCCATCAATGGTATATGATAAAGCCGTTAGTGCCTTATCCGTATTTGGCTTTACATTAGCGCGTATACTAGGCATTGATCAAATTCCTATATTGCTTGACAAACGCCCGTATATGAGTTGGATTGATAACGCGAATTGATGATCTTGTTTCATTCAATTGATTTTCATATTCAGCATAGGTCACCGGACGAATTCGATTAAGTGGTGCTATGATATCATGACAAACTTCAGTATTTCCACCAGCAACATCTGGACTATATAAAGTAGTCATAACATCATTCATTGTCACCAAAAATCCTTCCGGTTCGGTGAAATAAAAATGCCTTTTATTGTCAACCGTAATTCCGCCATATGCGGTTCCATATGGTGGAATCATTGCCGTGACCATTCCTTTGATACCGTCACATAATTCATTTGCCTTAAAGGTGCTTTCAAATTGAACATAATCTCCTACTTGTGGAGAGAAAATAAAATGATGAATCGCATTCCTTCCTTGTGATGCAAACGCATTTAATCCATATTGGATTTTACTAGAAATATCATTGGTTATTGGAATGAAACGATCAAAAATCTTTTTAGTAGAGCCCTCATTATGTGTTACGGTTGCTGGAGATATTGGTCGATTGAGCGATAACGTCAATTCAAAAACGCTAAAGGCTTTTTGTTCTAGAATGCTTAAAAAATCATCTGATGCACCTTCATTTTTAATCCACAATTGTTGCATATATGGATCATATTTCATGATCTTTCGAACCGTATCATTCCATCGATTATACACATAATGAGAACCGGTAAAAATAATGGAATTATCCCTATCAACAATTGATGTGGATACTTCAATTTTTTCAGAGATAATATCTACCGTTACGCTTTCTGAGTCTACGGAAAAATCCATTGAATCAGCCGTCACTGGTTTGTCATAAGTCGTATAATGATCTGCAGGATCATCTGCCATTTGTATCACGGAATAAGCATCATATTCCTGTGTCAAATACCGTTCCATTTGGTATTGCGACTTAGGCCATGTCACATGACCATATTTCAGATGATCATTAATGATGAAAAATGTCCAATAGTAATCCGGATCACCATACAGTTTTTCAGATACGATATCAGGACGATCGCCATTCTGAATCTGATAATTTATGTACGAAATACTCGGATCAAGCTTGATCTGTGGAGACGTGACATTTCGAAAAAGATCTGTTATTCGATTCAGAGTGCCAGTCTTCTGCAAATCATATTCGGCCAATGGAAATTGTCTAAAGAATGACATATCTTAAAATTTAACCAGGGAATTGTCCTGAACTGTTATTTGGCGCATTTACATTACCATTTCTACCAGATTCAACCGTTGCGGATGGTACCATCGATGGGACTTGAATTCCTTTTGGAATACTCGATGTGGCCATACCAGTTTTAGGATCAATACCTCGATCAGATATATTGGCTGATAGTAAGTCAATATCTTTACGAGTAAGCGTTCTGGTTTCTTTGAATGACAGTGAAAATGCCGTAGAAAATGGAGAACCATCATATCTAAATACGCTGGTTTCATTATTAAATGAACAATCAAAGGTTTCAAGATAACAGGCAAATATTTTAGGTAAAAATGGATTTTCCCTATCACCCAACAAAAATTTAATCTGCCAAAGAGGCGGATAATCTAAGACCACGTTAGGAGCATCGTCCGAAGAACCCGCATATGTGTATCGACGAAATGTTCGTTGCATCGTATCAATAGTACGAGTATCTTCTTCAGAGCGGGCAATAAGCTTAAAGCTAAATGAAAATGTGCGCAATTTATTACCAGTAAAAGTAGTATTTTGATTTGGCGCTTTGATCTTTTTCTGAGCAAACATTGCCATTTCTTCCGTGACTCCAGCCGAAGCCAAAAGTGATTTGGCCGCGGCGGCTTTGATTCGAGGTTTGATAGAACTAACCTGCTGCTTCAAAGTATTTCCTAAACCCTGGACAACTCCTCCAATATCGCCTTCCATCGCACCACTCAGAGCTTCCAATCCACCACCTCCGGCAATGTCACCGAGAAACAATTCTGAATATGTGCCTCCATCAGAAAAATTCACTCCAGCAGGCATAGGAAGATATATTGAAGTAAAAGAATTTCCGCCTACTTTATCCTCCATGACGGTGAATTCAATCTGAGGATATGATTGATCTCCACTCAGTGATCTTAGATCAGATGGAAAGACAATAGGTGTAGCCATATAAATAACGTTTGAAACTATTTATATGGCTTATTCAGGCCGATACACAATACAAAATACGGCCAAATATAATGGTGATCCGACAAAAGTCTTCTTTCGCTCTTTATGGGAACGACAGGTTTTTCGCTGGATTGATTCCAATTCAGATGTAAAAATCTGGTCTTCTGAAGAGGTTGTCATTCCTTATATCTGCAAAACCGATGGTAGGATTCATAGATATTTTGTAGATCTTAAGATTTCAATGAGCAATGGAAAGACCTATTTGATAGAGATTAAGCCTAAAAGTCAGACAATTCCACCATTACAGCCTAAAAGAAAGACACAGAAGTATATCACGGAAGTCATGACTTATGCCAAAAATCTTTCTAAATGGGAAGCGGCCAGTCAATATGCAAAATCTCAAGGATACGAATTTCAAGTGTGGACAGAGGAAACCTTAAAGAATCTTGGAATACGGATATTGACATCATAAATAAGTATTATGCCAGAAACCGGTTCAATAGAAAATCTAAAATCAGTTATTGCCAAGCGTAAAGGCATTTCCAAACCTAACAAGTTTGATGTGGAATTCATGCCTCCTGGAGAATTGAATTCAAACAATCAGGATCTTTCTATTCTTTGTGAATCGGTCAGTATGCCAAGTCGGCAGATTTCAACCATTGATTTTTCCACATATCGTCATTCATATAAGATTCCGAATGGATATTCGAATGTCGATGTGACATGTGTTTTTCTAATGACAGGTGATTTCTTTCCAAAGAATCTGTTTGATCGTTGGACGAGTTTGATTGTTGATCCAGTGACATATCGAATCAGATATGTCAAAGACTATTCGACAAATATCAACATCTATCAATTGGATAATAACATGGAACGAATATATGGTATTCAATTGCAACAGGCTTTTCCAACACAAATACAGGCATTAGAATACGGTCAAGGTTCAAATGATACGGCTCAAAAGTTGTCCGTTACATTCTCGTATTACGACATATTGAATTTGGATGTTCAGAAGAAATAGTT